ACTGAATTTGTGGTGCAAAACTTCCCATGATTAACCTCTCGCCATATCAACGTAATGCCATAAATCTTCATTCCTATATGTCCCAACAGGTTTGTCAGGACACCAAGGTAATGGAGGGCCATTTAATTCTGCGTATTGCTCACCAGAAACAATGAATGTTTCAAACTGCTGTGGGACAACCCAATTACCGCTTGACTCTTTTTGACCAACAAGAAACCTGACGTGAATGCCAGGAGTTTCTTCAATCAAGTTGATGTCTTCAGTAACTGTTGATTCAGGGATGACAACTGTTCGCATGATTATGTCCAAACTGGTACGTAAAGTGTTGTTGAGTCAATCTGAATAGTCATCCACACGTTAGTAGACATGCCTCCAGGTTTGACTCCAGAAAATGTTGCGACAGATGAACCAGTAGAGGTTCCGCTGACAAACCTTAATTGGTTGCTTGTTGTGCCAACCAGTGTTCTTGCTAAACCAGCATATAAGTTTGTTACCAGTGTGCTGTTATTGGTCGTCATTGGACCAGCAACAGACAAAGCAGTTCCACCACCAGTGTTGGTTACTTCTGCTCCAAGTCCACCAGCAGTAGAGTTGGCAAAGAATCCACCAGAACCACTGCTGCCAGCACTTTGACCAACAACACCGTAGCTTCTTGATAGCGTATTTGCTATACCGATAACACCAGCATTGATACCGCTAGAAGAAGATGTTGCATAACCAAAATGACCTGTTCTGGCTTGACCGGGAGCATTGGTTGACGCATTTGCAGCAGAGGTGTAGTCCACGTTGTAAGTGGTTCCTGCAACAGTTACAGGAATTGTTGTGGGATTGTCACCATTAAATACCGCATCTCCGTTGGTGTTGATGTCACCACGGAAGATGCCGTTGTTAAAGAACACGTTGCCAGTTGTCCTTTGGATGTAGTAACCAGTTGTTCCGTATGTTCCAGGAATGCCAAACGTAGGAGGGCTAGAGCCGTTCCAGTTATCAGACCTGATGTCTTGGAAGATGCTTGCAGCAGTAGGCGTACCCCAAGATGTTTGACCAGCAGGAACACCATCAATGGTCCCAGAGCTAGAGTTGTACCGTCCAAAGCTGTACCACAGCACTTGACCAACAGACACTGTAGGAGCCGTTAAAGACCATCCAGCAGGTGCTACAGGGCCAATAGTATTGCCGGGAGTACTTGGAGCTACACCAGCTTGGCTTTGCACCAGATAAGCCGTTATGGCACTAATGCCAGTAGATCCAGTGGCTCCAGTAGCACCGTTGTACGAAAACGCATAAAGTGGGTAAAGAGTGTTTGCCCAATCAAGCGTAGATGTCACAGTGTTGGCATTGACCACCAAAGGAATGGTGATTGCCCACAGATAGCTACCAGGGGTGGTGTTTGTTATCGGTGCTGTTGTCCAACCAGCCGGAGCCATGTAAGAGCCAGTTGACCATGTGTACGTTGACGTTGTTGTTGGTCTAGCAGGTGGAGTCGATGTCGATGTCCAGATGTAGATCGATGGAGCAGCAGTGTTGTACGCAGTGGTTGTTGTAACAACATCCAAATCAATTGCAGGACCAGACTCTTGCAAGTAGGTTGAATCAGGAGCAGCAGTATCTACAACAAAGTTAATCTGACGACCACCATTTGTTTGGTAGAACAGAAACTTGGTTGTGCCAAAGCCAGCGCCAGCAACTTTATTCCAGATGTAATCAGCAGGGTTTGTTGATTCAGTGGTGTCGTTAGTGTTCCTCAAACCATAATATTGACGGTTTGTTGGACTGTTGCTGAAGTTAACAGAGCCATCAGCACTGTCGGCATACTTAACTGACAAGTACCTGTACAAGTAAGCAATGATGATCCCTGAGGGACCACTGATCTCTCCACTGTTTGGGTCAGCAGAAAGGTTTGCTCCAAAGTTTGCAAGCAGATAATTGATGGACTCAGCCATCTCAGATGGCAAGGAATCACTGTCTAGTAAGAATGGCATTAGAAAGCGTCCTCAACAATGGTTGCTTGCCAATTCAAAGCAGTCAAGTTCCATGTATTGGTTGCATCATTGGACTCAACTTTGACAGACACTGTACGCACAGCATTTTGCTGAGTGGTTACCCAAGGGCTGTTTGTGTCAATCTCAGTGATGCCTGTTTGACCGTATGTAGGCGTTTGAGCAGTGGAGTTAGCTCCACCAACAGCAATGTTGATAGCACCAGAACCAGAGATCTCAGGAAGCAGCCTGTGTGTGTAGATCTTGGAACTGTAAGGAATCGGTCCCTTGTCTGATTGCAAAACAATGTTGTTGCGCTCAAATGTTGCAGGAATCGGTGCTGAGTTGACAAACGAGTTACCAATGTTGGTCTGAATCAACTTCTGGTTGGCTACACCACCACGGGCATAGGTAACCAGGCGTGAAGCCTTCTTGAATGAACCAGAGATGAACCGAGGGCCCTCAGCACCCATACAAGCGTTAGCAATGTCTTTAGGAGCATTCCAGATCTGCAAGTCATAGCGGTATGACAGCATCTTGTTGCAGTAACCAGTAGAGGTCAGATCGGGATAGTAAATCTCAATCTGGTTCTTCTGGGTGTTGTTAACCATGAATAAACGCTCGGAATACAGCGTACTCAGGTTACTGTAGAAATAGTTTTTGACCTTTTGGTTGCCCAATGGTTGAAAGCTTGCACCATCAAACACCCAGATATCTCGTGAATCAACACCATAGACGTTGGTATCTGCGTTTGACCAGCAGTTGTTGTTGATTAACCCACGACCTTGGTTATACAGTCGAATACCAAATACTGGTGCTGTGGAGTTCTGGTAGTTAATTGGCGAAAAAACAACAGTATCCCAATATGAGCATACATAGAAGTTTCCACCAAAAACAAAGCCATCAATCAATGGGCCACGAACAGGAACTTCTTGCTCGTTAGCCACGTTAGACAGTGTTGGCTCCCATGTTCCCGGTGAACCATTTTGAGCAAAAGGTTGTGACCACCGTACCGTAGTAGGGTAGTTGTACTCAACCCCACCAATGATCTTGGTGATATTGCCAGCAACTAAGATGTTGCCAAGGTTAGGAGAGGAATAGCTTCTGACAAACCCAGCAGTGGTTTTAGTAACCCCAGGCTCATAGTTCCAATTGGCATCAGACTCAATGGTGATCTCATTGGCTGTGGATTGGAAATACATGGGGTTGTTCAGCGTGTCATTGATAAAGAACACGCCACCAACAACAGACATGGTGATATTCAGGTCAGCAGTGTATCCAGCAAGGAAAACACTTGGATTTGCACCAACACCAGGGGTAATGTTGCTAATACCACTAGAGGTAAGCATGTACCACTTGCCTTCACTAGAAGAGTTTCTAGTGGCAACAATGTAGACCCACTGAGTTTCCGAACGATACCCGCCTTCCATGAAGATAGGCTCGTTAGGAATGACGCTCAGGATTTCTTCTTCACCAAAGATCTTTTTAACGCCACGAACATCGGATTCAATATTACGCCCGTTGTTGTATTCATTTGGACCAAGAGCATTACTCGGAACGTCCGGAGTAAATGACATATTGGTAAATGGTGTTCTCAGACGTGTATAGTCGGCCATGTTATGTCACCGTGGTTGTCATTTGCTCTAGATTCCTGATTAATCTGCTATCAGTTGGGTTGAATTCTAAAGCTTTTCTGCATAAATCAACTGCTTCTGCCTTCAGGCCAAGGTTCCAAGCACCAAGGGAAGCTAGGTCAAAAGGCTTTTCAGTCCACACAGATGGGTCCATCGTATATACAGCCTGTTTGTCAACAATCTGTAAGGCTTGCTTTGCTGCTGAATAGCACTCTGTCCACAGGCTTCTGCGGTAACAGAACATAGCTAAGTCAACCCAAGGCTCACGGGTGTTTGGAGCTTCAGCACAAGCTAATCTGTACCACTTCTGCGCTGTCCATCCATTGCCTGTCTCTTCATGTGCTTTGCCAAGCAATCTCATGGCATAACAGCGTTCATTTTCCCAAGTAGCCCCAGGCATAGCCAAGTAGCGATTTAACGCCTCTATGGCCTCTTCCCATCGGTCGTAGAAGGTTAGTTCACGAGCATGATAGAAAGCATTGCGAGGGCAGTATGGATCTTCCTTAACTGCTAACTCAAGCAATGGCATGTATTGACCACGAGACTTTGTGTTGTCCGGCAGATGCGTAACCAACAGCTTGTCAGTGTGTGCGTATATCTCGTTAATGCGCCCGTCTGCTTTAGGCCATTCATGGACTGCGTGTTTCCACCAATAACCATGACGATGGTGAATTTTTTCGTAGTAGAAACTGATGCCACTACCCCAATCAAATTTGTAGCGCAAGCGTGTGGTCTGCTCTGTCCACACACGTTCAATTTCCTCGCGCCACCCCGGTTCTAAAACCTCATCAAGATCAAGAGAAACGCAAACATCAAAGTCGCCGGGGATAAGTGCCAAAGCGGTATCTCTAGCTTTGTCAAAGCGCCAAGGTTTGACGCAGATGTCGTAAACCCTTGCGCCGCATTCAAGCGCCAGCTTAACCGTGTCATCAGTAGAGCCTGTATCGGCAATAAGAATCAGGTCAGCATCTTTTGCCGAGTCGCAAAACCGCTGAACAAATGCTTCTTCATTTTTGCTGATAGCGTACACACAGATTTTTAATGTCATGTTTTGTTCCTTTTCCATTCGCCAAAGTATTGATCTTCAGCATCATGTCTTGCTTTTGCCGCTTCTTCAATTGTCTTAAACGCGCCAAGATATTTCGACTTGTGATCTACTTTAATGTGTGCGCGATATTTTTGATGATGGTTGCTCCAAGAAACTCCAGCAATTCCTGTTTTGTTGGCTTTTGACAACTTAAGATTTTTGCCGTTTTGCGAGTTTGTTGCCTCACGCAAGTTGCAAGCCCTGTTATCAGTTTTGATGCCATTAATGTGGTCAATTTGATCTTTAGGCCAAGCGCCATGATGCAATGCCCAAGCAAGCCTATGTGCTTGCCATCGTTTTGGGCCTATGCAGATTCCAAGATAACCGCTATGCAACAAAGTGCCAGCAGCTTTCTTTTTTATCTTGCCTTTACCTTTGGCAATCCAATAGATCAGACCCGTTTCAGGATCGTATCGCAACAGTGATTTCAAAGCATCTATATTCATGCTTTGAATTATGCCACATTACGGAGCCACGGGCCATTCTACAGTCCAAGGAAAACCTGTCTGTGTAGTAATGTCACGCAAGGCTTGACGGTATACAGCCCAAGCAGTTTTGTCAGCAGTGCTATCAGCAATCTGAGTCCAGTCGCACTCCTTGAGCTTGTCGTTACGGCTTTGACGCACAGACTTAGCCTGTTCAGCGTCTTTAGCGGCCTTGTAAGCAGCTTCCTGTTCAGCAGCAGTGGCTTCTTCTGTGTCAGTAAAGACAGGGCCAAGGATGTACTTGGTATACCACTTGCCATCGACCTGCTCCACACCGTCAGGCATGGAGAACTGATAGACCGTACCGCCTGTAGCTTGTGGGCCTTCAAAGACCACATCAGCGCCTAAGCTGTCGAGGATTTCCTCTGTTGTCTGATCCCATGTAGGGCCACCGTTGGCTTGCTGGTATGCACGGAATTCGCTCTCGTACATTACTGCGCCTGTTTCTCTGTGTCGAATTTGCATTTTGATTCCTTATGCGATTGCGAGGTAGATGTAATTGCCACCGTTGGCGTTAACCGATGCATCAGTGGTAACAATTTGGAAGCCGCCAGTGGTGGTGTACACCCAGTTATTGTTGGCTTCGGCGGCAGTTGAGTTCAGCGCCAAACGTGGGTCTGTACCAGCAACCATGCCTCTTGAACTATCCCAGACAAACCACGAACCAGTGCTGTTTGTGCGCTTTATAAGGACGAACCTTGCGCCACCAGTAAAACCACAGTCGATAGTTTGTGTAGCGCCAGTACCCGTGTAAGTCCCGCACTTTGACACACCGGGGCAATTGCCAAAAAGGTAGGCAACATAGTTAATGCCAGATTGATTGGCTGTCGCATTTGATGTGACATCAAGAACGGCATAGGCATCAAATGTTGTGCTTGTAAACTGTGGTTCAGCTGCGCCTTGAATGGATGCGCCAGTTGAATTTAATGACAAGCAGCTAATGGCTTGATTGGCAACTCCATTATTTGTGTGCCAAACACACCAATTTGCAGCTCCACTTCTTGTTTTTGCAATTATGAAACCCGGTGAACTTTGTAGGTTGTGCGTAATATTCTGCGGAGAACTGCCATTCCCCGTATAGCAAACCTCATCAAAGAAGCCGGGGGCGCGTCTGAAGTTCCAATAAGCCGTGGCACTTCCACTTGCAGCACCAGAGCCAGAAGGAACAAACCAGTTGTCAACATATCCCGTGTTGTTGTCCAACCCGATGCCAACACCAGTGCCGCTTGATTCTGCTGACGTTGTGTCTGTTCTTAGTTGGGCAAAACGTGTGGTTGAGCTTCCGCGCAACCGATCCAAAGAGTATGTGTTGTGGGCAATGTTTCTTGACGCGCCAAGCATCAAGTCAACAGGAAACCCCGTTGTTACTGTTCCAGCACTGTTCTGAGCCACAGGCGCAAACACACTCGTCCCCGTTGTCGGCACTTTCATCGGGCCACGGCGTATGGCGATGTAGATGTAGGCGGTTGAGGATGGAAAAGCACCAGAGGTATTAGAAAATCCTGTTGCTGCGGGGGATACACCAAGTTCCGAAGACTCTTCATCAGCCGTGTTGGGGTAAAGTGAGTTACCTGCCGCATTTACAGGCATTCCGCGCATATTGTCCATAATGCGCCAAGAAGATACCCCGGAGCTTTTATAAAGCACCCACTGAGGCTCATATCCAAGGTTGACAGAGAAATTGCCTGATCCATCAGTAGTAAACGACCCACACGAAATCACATTGTCCGTACCCGTCAGGCCAAATCCTCCTGCGTTGTGGGCGAAGAGGTAGGCGACAAACGAGCTAGTGTCGTTATTGACAACCGATGCAGAACTTACCGTAAAGGTTGTTGATGTGACGTTTGAAATTTGCGAGCCAAGTGTAGACCCCGTACCTGCGGCTGAGGTAAGGTTTAACGCCAAACCAGTCCCTGCGGTTAGCGACCTGTGCCAAACCGCCCAGTTATACGTAGATGTTCCATACGTGGTGCTTTTTACAATAATGCAACCGGGTGTGGAGCCAAGATTGTGTGCAATCTGCCGACCATTAACACCATCCCCCGTCCACGTCACCACATCAAAGAACTTCGGCTGCTTTCTGAAGGTCCATGAGGCGTAGGTTCCACCGCTTTCGTTTGTTAGCTTGCTAGACGAATTGTCTCCAAGGGTGTATCCGCTGCTATTAAAAGAAGAAAGTTGTGTGGAGTCACTGACGTTTGCTCCGGTTGAGTTTGACCTCAAATAAACGGAAGCACCTCTAGCTGTATCTATAAGACAGTGGTTGAAGGCGACATTTCTGTACTTCGTCCAAACCAGCCCACCCTTACCTGCCAAATCAATCCCGTTGGTGATGGTCTGCGTTGTGCCGTTACCGGTGTACAGCCAAGTGCTGAATACGTCTTCGATGTAGTTGGCTGCAACAGGCACGCCTCCACCAAAAGCGTCATAGCTTGCTGCACCCGATGTT